GTTTTTCTAGCACTTATTCTGTTTAAGTAATATGGAAGAAATCACCGACCAATTTATCATCTCAAAGAAGTTTAACACCGCAAACGAGTTTTCTCTCTACATTGAAGAACTTGTCATGCTTAAAAAACTTTCTTACATGGATGCCGTCATAGAGTATTGCGAACAAGCGGACATTGATGTAGAATCAATCAAGTCGCTTGTAAACAAGTCTCTGAAAGAAAAGATACAAGCTGAAGCTGAAGAGCGAAACTATTTCAAACCTAAAGCAGGCAAACTACCGTTATGAACACCATGGATGCCTTTGAAGCATATCGTTGTTATCTGGCATTAAAGCTGCACTTCACTACTGATTCCTACAACATCGTGCAACATAAAGGTCGCGTGAAGGCGTCTCGTGATTCATTTATGAAAAGACGTGACCTTTACGCTATTAGCAAAATGGCTAAAACCTTCACTGATGAGGAAATTGTCAACTTTCTGGTGTCAAATTTTGTCTCGGGCAATCGTTGGGGTGGTGTTTTCGATAACGATGCAAAGCAAACATACACTGCTTGGAAGCGTAAAATAGAGGCATTGTCCTATATGTTTCGAATGGACCTTCGCATAATTTTAGACAACCTTGAACTTGATACCTTTGATTCAGAAGTCATTTTTGCTGTGCAAAAATCAGAGCACCCATATATAATCAAGGGTTACATGAGTCGCCAGATCAATCTTGAGACTCTTGTGATTCTGAACAAGCTCTATAAGTTCACAGACAAATTCGACCGAGAAATAGAAGAAACTTTAGTCTGGCCTGATATCTCGCGCTTGATTCGCAAGTACAGTCCTTTTCTAAAGATCGATAAGGAAAAGTATCATGGAATCATTAGAGAGCGATTATCTTGAAAAGAAGTTAGCTAGACTTGAAAGCGAAGTCACGGATATACATGAACGGTATCTTACTATTGCAGAAACTATTCGTGAGACACACAGGTATCTAATAAAGTTGGCACAGAATCAAGCACAGATCGCAGATCAACTTGCTCGGTGGCCTTACATTGTGGTAGAAAAGAAAAAGGAGCAATAAAGTTCAACATGGGCGATACAAGGCGGTATAATGATGAGTACGGTGATACTCGAAGGATCAAAAAGGTAAAAAAGAATAAACGAATCGTTGACAAATACCGAAAGGTCATTCATAATGTCGATTCGTTTGATGATGATGCGTTTGATGAATATCTTGAGCATGAGATCAAGCAAAACAAAACGAAAATACGATAACATACTTTTTCATATAACTTCATACAAAGGAAATACAAATGACTTTCACTTCACTTTCTGACCTCAAAAAATCTCGCGGTGGCTTTGAAAACCTTATGAAAGAGGTTGAGAAGATCTCTAAACCGCAGAGCAACTCCAACGAAGATAATCGATTCTGGCAACCAACTGTTGACAAGGCAGGCAATGGCTACGCAGTCATTCGATTCCTTCCTCCCCCCAAAGGTGAGGATCTTCCTTGGGTTCGTATTTGGAATCATGGATTCCAAGGTCCTACAGGCAAGTGGTACATCGAAGATTCGTTGACCACGATTGGGTTGCCTGATCCTGTCAGCGAACTGAACAATCGTCTTTGGAACACCGGAAGCGATGACGATAAGAACACTGCTCGCAAACAGAAGCGTAACCTTGTCTACATTGCAAACATTCAGGTTGTATCTGATCCTGGCAACCCTGACAATGATGGCAAAGTGTTCCTGTATCGCTTTGGCAAGAAAATCTTCGACAAGATCAAAGATGTTGCAGATCCTCAGTTCGAAGATGAGGAACCTCTCAATCCGTTTGATTTCTGGAACGGCGCAAACTTCAAGCTGAAGATTCGCAAGGTTGAGGGATACCGCAACTACGACAAGAGTGAGTTTGCTGCACCTTCTCCTATTGCATCAAGCGATGATGATATCGCTGCGATCTGGGAAAAGCAACATTCGCTCAAAGCGTTTAGCGATCCTGCTCGATTCAAAACCTACGATGAACTCAAGCGTCGTCTTGATGCTGTTCTCATGGGTGATGCAGCAACTCAAAAGCGTGCTGAAGAAATCGAACTGGATAATGCACCTATGGTTGAAGCTAAACCCAAAACAGTCGTGCAAAGCAAACCTGTTAAGCGTGAAGAGGTAAACTTTGATGATGACGATGAGTCATTGTCTTACTTCTCTAAGCTAGCAAACGACGACTAAAAAGCTGTATTCCTCTGCTGGTGCCTGGTAAACGAAGAATCAACTCTTGGTTGTGCGGGCACTGGCGTGTAGGTTTGCGTACTCATGTTGTTATTGCTTTGAATGACAACAGGAGGGGATTGCATACCCTGAGTTGTGATACGTTGTAAATCTTGATTATCTTGAGACAATGATGTTATGTTTTCTGGTGCAATACCTGCACTTAAATTGGGATCTTGTATTTGTAAAGGAACTGTTTCTGATATGTTCCGTACAATTGCAGCAGCTTCAGCAGGTTTGTTCTGTTCTAATAACTTAAGTATTTGTGCATAGTTAAATCTATCTACTTCTATCTCTTTTCCGTCATAAAAAACTGTGAATTTATCAGTTCCCAAAATTCCGCCTGATGTACGAGAAGCCATAACGGTATCAGAACCGCCAGTTGACTCATTCATGCCCATACCTGTCGCCTGCTCAGAAATAGTACCCCTTCTGCTTAATAATCTTCCCAATGTTTCACTACCAAAAAGAGACTTTTTCATGCTTGTTGAACTAGATAAACCTTCGTTTGTCGCTAGATTATTAGCACGAAATACTGCGCCGCCACGTTCAGTGATCTCTTCAAAGGCTTTAGGATTTTTGGCTTCTATTTCACTTCTAAGTTGATCTTCAATTTTAATATATTCATCACTTGATGGGTCAAGAGGGTTCCCTTCTTTTCTTCTTGTTTCAACAATTGCATCCATTCTTTGATCAAGCTCTTTTTGCCCAGAAGATTTGAAAACATCTTGATCATAATTTGATTTAATTTTATCCCTAATAGAAGAAAAAATTCCCCCTGTCGATCTTTGTTGTTGTGGTTGCTGCGCTACCTGTGGTAATGCTTCCTTACCTGGTTGAGATATATCTTGTTGCATTCTTGTAACTGTTGCTGCACCTGCCTGTGCTGCTTGTGGAGTGAATTCTTTTGCTGCAGTTTGAAATGCTTGTGATTGAATCCTTTGTCTTTCAACATTTCTAGCCATAGGTGATAGATCTGTTCTTTTTTCTAGCTCGGCTTCTTTTTCCTTAACGATTTCACGTTGCCTTGCAACAAATCTAGCGTGTGTTTCAGGATCCTTTTCTGCTAACTTTGCAGCGTCAAAACTTGTTGTTTCCTCAGCTCTTGTGGCTTGTACAGGTTCGGCAGTTGGTTGTGCCGCAGCAGGTTGGACACCTGCTTGACCTTGTTGAGAAGTTTTAACTGCTCCCGCACCCGCAGCTTCAATCTCTTTTCTGAACTTGATGATTGCTTCTTTTCTAGCTTTACGTTCAGCAACGTCTTTAACTGTTGATTCACTAAAGCCTTTTTTCTTTTCTTCTTCTTTAATTTCATTGTATCTTTGCTTTCTGAAATCCACAAATAATTTATAATTTTCAGGATCAGCTTCTGCAAACTTTGCTTCTGAAAAAGCAATTTCTGTTGTTTCTCTAGGTTCAACTTGTGATTCGGGTTGCTGAGCTGGTTGTTCAGCAGGAGGTATCCTTGGTTCAGACAACCCACCACCTCGACTCCTTTGACGCATTCCCCTTTGCACAGCTTCTCTTGCAGCTTGCGCTTGTGCTGCCTGTTCATACTCAGCAGGTTGCATTGTCCTGTCACCTGTTCTGATAGGACCTTCAGGTGATACGGGTGAAATGCCTGCAGCTGCTAATGTCTGTGTTGCCGCAGCGTAATCAGCTCCCTGGTTGGCTTCAGCTTGTCGTCTTTGTACATCCTGCTGAAACATCTCTCTTGAGGGAAGCATTTCAGCACCCTCTCTTAAAGTTCTTTCTCTTTCATCTAAAACTTGTGATAGTCCGGGTCTTGCATTTGCAGTAATAATCGATCTTCCAACTTCAGCAGCCCCCAAAGCAGCACCTGAACCCAATAACCCCCCAAAGGCACCCAAAGAAACATTTCCAAGATCCTTTTCTTCTTTTTTAACTTCTGCGGGGATGACTTGTGGTTGAGGTTTTACATCCTCAACAGCTGAAATTAAAGTGTTTCCTGTAGTTGAAGGTGCAGGTTGAAC